CCGGACGCACCTCGCAAAACCCGGCGCGCAAATCCGTTCCAAACCACGACACCACCAGGGCGGCGGATTTGCAATTCACGCAGGTTTCCTGCAATTGATTCAGCGCCAGATCCCAGTCGCTTAATCCGCTCAGATTATTCTGGTTCTCCGGCGCCGTTTTCCCCTTGCCAATATCCCGGATCTGGATTTGCGGGTCATACCCAAACTCCGTAGAACCCGGAATCAGATCAACCCCGCGAATTAATTCCTCCACATCACTCAGCCTACGGAACACTTCAAATGAAAGCTGCGGAACGCGGTTGCCAAACTGTTCCAGCGCCAGATCCTCAAACACCACATAGGCAAGATCGCGAAACCCCGGCGCACTGCCCGCGCCTTCAATGGCTTCGATCAAAGGGTCCGGCATCTGGTAAGGCGCGCCCCGGTAAACCCGGAAATTCACACCGCTTAAATCCAGCAACCTTCCATCTGCCCATATCTGTCCGACACGGCTTATTTCGCCCTCGCATAAGGCGACCGCAAAGCGGGCATAATAGGAATAGCTTGTGGCGCCTGCCGCCGAACCGCCGCCGCGCCCGCCCAATCCCTTGCCGCCACGCCCGCCGCCCGAAGACTGGCTGGTGGTGGCAACCTCCTTGAACTTCGCCGCCCAGATTACCTGGCCGGAAATCCGCACCCGGCCATAAATCCGCGCAATGGGCGCGCCTTCTGTCGATGTCAGAATACGCAGTTCATCCAGCCTCGGCCCTTCCGATTGCGCGCCGCCCCGCCCGAATAGCCGCTGATCCACAAGATTGCCCGCAACCGCCGCGCCAAGCCCAAGGGCCGCCGTCGCAAAAAAACCAAGCCCCGCACTGCCCGCAAACGATGAGGCGGCAGTTGTCAAAACCAGTGTCGCCATGGTGTGTAATACCCTTAGCTAGATTATTTCGAATGACGTTATTCCGGAAACCTGAACGCATAGGCAATCCGTCTCGCCCATGGCCCTATCGCTTCTTCACGCACCGCGTGCCCCGAACAGGCGTGAATAATATGTCCAGGCGCAGATATAATCCCGGCATGGCGCGCTGGCCCGCTTCGCACCATGCGAAACATCAGCACATCCCCCGGCCCCGCTTCACGCAGCGCGATCTCATGGCAATGGCGGCGCGCCGCGTCCCGCATCAGCTCCGCCGCCGCCGCCTCCGCCCAATCCATGGCGTATGGCGGCGCCGTTTCCGGCTCGGCGCCATACAGATCACGCCATACACCGCGTATCAGCCCCAGACAGTCACACCCCGCGCCCCGGCAGCTCGCCTGATGCTGATAGGGCGTGCCAATCCATGCGCTCGCCGCTTCAATAATCCGTATACGACTCATTACATCTGCCCGCCATCATTGGCGTCACCCGTTCGCGGATAGCTCTGAATCCAGTCATTCCCCGGCATTAAATGAAACCCGCGAAAATTCACCGCATTGCTGAATTTCGCCCGGCAGGTGACAAACTGCTTGTCGCACCCCGCCATGATGCTGAATGTATCGCCAACACCTATGGGCTTCGGCATCGCCAGCCACAGATCAATGGTGACCGCGCCACCGGCCAGCGCATGCTGCTTCACCTCCATGGCCAATCCATTATTGGCCCCGCTGGTCCAGCGGATTTTGCCCCGTGTAAACCATTCACCGGCGAATGCGCCCAGGCCGCCCGCAATAAATGACCGACGATTGTCCGCAACAACCGGAATACTCTGTACACTGCCGGTTCCCGTAAATGCCGGCAGCGCCAGATTGACGCCGCATTTACCGCCGCCCAGATCAACATCGCAGCCATACTGGAACAGCCGCCCCTGCGGCTGATTCAGATGATGCGCCAGCCCCCGCACCTCGGCGCGAAATCCAGCGGCGCTGCGAATAACTTCACCCAGATTACCACTGGCCAGCACAACCCGCTGGCTGACATCCCGCCAGTTGACGCGCAATATATGGATTTCCGCATTGTCAAATTTCCCCGCCGCCAGATCGGCCTCATTCAGCGCCGCCGTGCTCAACGCCCCCATCACTTCCAGATCATCGACATTCAGCCCCAGCGAGCTTTCCATCGCGCTGGCCTCAAATCCGCTCAGCGCCGAATAGGTCACGCCCCCAAAAACCAGATCGCGGTCATGGCTGGTAAATCCCGACACCGCGCCGCTTCGCAGGGTCAGCTTCCAGCAATGGCATAACGTCGTCGCGCCACTGTCCAGATGCGCCTGCATGCCCGCCGGCAGTATTTTCATAGCCGCACCTCAACCAGTGAAATATTTGGTATCTGTCCGGCGCTGAACGCCGCCTGATTGATCTCCAGAAAATCCGCGTCAAACCGCACCGGCACGTCAAACGCAAAACCCGCGCTGACGCTCACCCCTGCGCCGGGCGCAACCGGAAAAGTCACCATACCGGTCGTGCTGTCCACGCTGAACAGCCCCGCGCTTTGCTCAACCCCGTTCAGCGCAACCCGCACCGAACCGGCCACGGGTTTGCGGATGGCGCGCGCATAGGACTGGCTTCCGCTGATATAATTTTTATATAGCTGAAAACTGGCGGCGCTGCCGGTTCCCGCCCCAATGATCTGGTCATTCTGGCCAATCGCGCTACCCGGCGGCGACGATTGAAAATCGCTGAAATCCTTGAACCGGAACCCGTGCAGCCGGCCGCCGCGCGCTTCAAAAAACGCAATCACCTGATGAATATCCCCAAGTGACCGCACCCCATAGCCCGCATTATAGCGCCGTCTTGAATCCGCCCACGGACTATTTCGTTCTTCATACCCGCTGGCCAGCGTCACAATTTCCGTGCGCCGCTCCGGCCCGCCGCTGGCCCCAAGACTTATCCCGGTTGGAAAGCGTATTTCATGAAATGCCATTTTCCGCTCCTGTTACATATTGCGCCCGCCGCGCCCGGCCACACGTTGCAGCATGGCGCCAATCTGCGCCTCGGACCGGCGCAGCCCTTCTGCATCGGGCGTCGTCACATTAAAATTTATGGTCACCGGCCGGCCTGCGCCGCCATCGCCGGCCCGCACGCCCAGCCGCCCATCCGCCCCGCGCGTCAGCGGCAATATGGCTTCCGGCCCGGCCTCGCCCATTAAACCGGTGGCCCCGCCACGCATCGGAAAAACGCTTGGGCCGCTCACCACCCCGCCCCGCGCCAGCGGAATAACCCGCCCCTGCGAAAACGCATTGCCGTTCGCATTGCGCATCACATTGCCAAACAACCCGCTCAGCCCAGATGTCGCAGCGCCAACAAATGAATTGGCGGCGGACCGCAATGTCTTCTGGCTTAACGACAGGATCACCGACCGGAAACTGTCCGACAAATCCTTGCCGCGCAGCGCCGCACCCGTAAAGGCGCGCGCCAGTATTTCCCCGGTATCGCGCCCCGCACTGGCAAGGCTGCGCAGATCATTGTTATATTCCCGGGTGCGCACCCGCAGCTCGCTTACCCGCCCACGCCTTCTTCGCAGCGGCATTCAAGCCACTGGTTACGTTCATTCACATTCCTGACGCTGCGAATATTCAGAACGCGCTGCCCGAACAGCAACCGGTCCGCCGGTGTAATATCGCCGCGATACCGCAGGCGGATCAGAAAATTTTGCACCGGCTGAACCCGCATCTCCCGGACTCGTTCACTGCCCGAAAGCGGCAGTATCCCCGCCCACAGTTCGGCAATATCCGTCCAGCCTAAACTGAGCCCGCCCCCCGCATCCGCCACTTCGCTGCGCCGTTGCAGCGCAACCCGATGCCGCAATCCCCCGATCATGTCACAGCCTCATCATTCTGTAGGGCGCCAGCAACGCATGCACCCCCAGCGGCAGGACATGCGCCCCGCCATCTGCATTCTGCATCACTTCCCGGTTTTCAAAATAATGCGCTGTCAGCATCAGCACCGCCTGGCGCAGCGGTGCAGGCACATCCGTGCGCCCCTGCGATGTCGTGATGCGGCTGGTAAGCTGGTAAATCTGTCCCGCCACGCCGCCCGAAACCGTAATGCTCGCAACGCCCGCCGTATTACCTGCGGAGCTTTGCGTCATATCGCCGGGAAATATCGTCCAGACACTGCTGGCAAGCGTTTCCCCGCTTTGCAGATAGCCGCCGTCCCAGTTGATCGAATAATCCAGAACTGCGCCCGGATCCTTGACATAAAACTGCATGACATATCCCTTATGTTGGATCGGCGATTTCAAGATCGAATGTGTTCACCGTCATGGTGTTGCCCGCCGTCACCACCTGGCTCGCACTCAGGCTGGTCACCGCCAGCAACACACTC